CCAAGACCGTAAGAACAAACTACATTACGAAACACCACAGATGCTATACATGCTAGTATCCGCTACGTTGTTTATGAACTACCCTAAAGAAACCCGATTAAAATATGTTAAGGATTATTATGATGCTATATCGTTATTCTACATTTCGTTACCTACGCCGATTATGGCTGGTGTACGGACGCCGACCCGTCAGTTTTCGAGTTGTGTTCTTATCGAATCTGGCGATAGTCTTGATTCTATTAACGCTACTGCCACCTCAATAGTAAAGTATATCAGTAAGAAGGCTGGTATCGGTATTGGTGCTGGCTCTATTAGAGCTGAAGGTTCTAAAGTCGGAGACGGATCTGTTGTACATACAGGCCTGATTCCATTCTTAAAATACTTCCAAGCGGCAGTTAAGTCTTGCAGTCAAGGTGGTGTTCGTGGTGGTGCAGCTACTGTATATCTACCAGTCTGGCATTATGAATTCGAGGACTTAGTTGTACTAAAGAACAATAAGGGTATTGAAGAAACTAGAGTCCGTCACATGGACTATGCATTCCAGTTTAATAAACTAATGTATGAGCGCTTACTTACTAATGGTAATATTACATTCTTTGACCCACATGATGTTCCTGGTCTATATGAGGCGTTCTTTGCAGATCAAGATAAGTTTAAAGAACTCTATGAGAGATATGAGAAAGTCCGTTCTATTAGAAAGAAAACATTACCTGCAGTAGAAGTGTTCTCTTCGTTCTTAACTGAAAGAAAAGATACTGGTCGTATCTACCTAATGAACGTAGACCATGCTAATGAACACGGTTCGTTTAAACCAGACCTTGCTCCAATTAGAATGAGTAATCTATGTTGTGAGATTGATTTACCTACATCGCCTCTGAATGACTATAACGATGAAGAAGGTGAAATCTCTCTGTGTACTCTATCAGCAATTAACTGGGGTTTAATTAATGACCCTAAAGACTTTGAGAAGTACTGTGATCTTGCTGTCCGTTCATTAGATGAATTACTAGACTATCAAGACTACCCTATTAAGGCAGCAGAGAAAGGAACAATGTCTCGTAGACCTTTAGGTATCGGTATCATTAACCTTGCATATTTCCTAGCCAAACGTGGTATGAAGTATGACGAGTCTGCATTCGAGACAGTAGATGAATATGCAGAAGCATGGTCTTACTATCTTATTAAAGCCTCTGCTACATTAGCCGAAGAAAAAGGTACAATTTCTAAGAATAATGAGACAAAATATGGCTATGGAGTTCTTCCAATTGATACATATAAGAGTGCAGTAGATAATTTAATAGAGCATAATGAAAGATTACCCTGGGACTTGCTTCGAACTCAACTCAAAGCCACAGGCATCCGTAATTCGACTCTCATGGCTTTAATGCCAGCCGAAACATCTGCACAAATATCTAATAGTACGAATGGTATCGAACCACCTCGTGCGTTAGTTAGTTATAAACAAAGCAAGGACGGAGTGATGGCCCAGGTTGTACCTGGGTATCATCACCTAAAGAATAAGTATGACCTCCTATGGGATCAAAAGTCTCCGGATGGTTACTTAAAGATATGTGCTATACTCCAGAAGTATATCGACCAAGGCATATCGGTCAACACTTCTTATAACCCAGAACACTTTGAAGACAATAAGATCCCTATGTCAGAGATGATTAAGGATACAGTTACTGCGTATAAGTACGGATTAAAACAATTGTATTACTTTAACACCTTTGATGGTTCGGGTGAGATAACAGACGAGGCTACACACCACAGTTATGAAGGTGAAGCCGCAACCTATGATGAAGATGATTGCGAGAGTTGCAAAATATAAAAGGAATTGATAAATGGCAGTATTGAAAAAGAATAAAAAGTCTCATTTAGAAAAGAATATGTTTTTAGATGAAGGCGTTGACATTCAAAGATATGATGAACTAAAGTACCCACAGATAGATAAGATCGCTGATAAACAACTTGGATTCTTTTGGAGACCCGAAGAGGTAGATATTTCAAAAGATAAAAAGGACTTCGATTCTCTTACCGAACATGAGAAGCACATCTTTACTTCCAATCTTAAACGACAGATTGTGTTGGATAGTGTACAGGGCCGTGCTCCTAATCTTGCATTCTTACCCATTGCTTCGTTACCTGAAGTAGAGAACTGGATAGAAACTTGGTCATTCTTTGAGACTATCCACTCTAAAAGCTATACACATATTATCCGTAATATCTATCCATCACCCGGCGCTGTATTCGATGGTATACTAGACGTTAAAGAAATCAATTCATGTGCTGAATCTATCGGCAAATACTATGATGATTTGATTACGTGTAACCGCGGCCCTACAAATAAGATGGATCACAAACGTGCTATCTGGATGGCTATGATGAGCGCTAATGCCTTGGAAGGTGTAAGGTTCTATGTATCATTTGCATGTAGTTGGGCCTTTGCTGAATTAAAGAAGATGGAAGGTAATGCAAAGATTATTAAATTCATTGCACGAGACGAGAACACACACTTAGCTGCAACTAGTACCATGTTAAAACTTCTAGTAAAAGAAGATAAAGACTTTGCTAAGATTGCAAAAGAAATGGAAGACGCATCTATTAAACTATATGTTGATGTAATAGAACAAGAGAAATCATGGGCACAATACTTATTTAAGGATGGATCTATGATCGGCCTCAACGCAAGATTACTATCTGACTATATAGAATGGATAGGGTGCAAAAGAATGAGAGCAATAGGTTTACATTGTCCTTATACGGTAACCCAGATGAATCCATTACCATGGACTGAAAAGTGGATTGGTGGTGGTAATGTACAGGTAGCTCCTCAGGAAACAGAGATCACTTCTTATGTTACTGGTGGAGTTAAACAAGATGTAACTACAGAAACTATGGCAGGATTAAGTTTATGAATATAGAAATTTACAGTAAAGATAATTGTTCGTTTTGTGACTTGGCCATTGCCAAGGCTCATAAGTTGGTTATTGGGATCCCAGAAAACTCATATACGGTATTTAAAATGGGTCAGGACTTCGGTAGAGAGGAGTTAATAGAGAACTTCCCTGTAGCAAGAACCTTTCCTCAAATTAAAATCGACGGTATACCCATTGGTGGTTGGGCAGAGTTTAAAGATTTTGATATATCAGCCGCATGAATCATAAAATCGATTGCCAATTTTGTTATAAACTATCCTCTATACATATAGAAGACGAATGGGATACAGACGACAGATTCTGTCCCAACTGTGGAATGCAAGTAGAGATAGATGCATTTCCACATTATAACGATGAGGCTCAAAAACTAGATTATGACCAAGATCAATACGAGGAGTAACCCACCATGGCTCTACGAAGGTGTAGAATGGCAACCGCCAGAAGAATTCAGTCACGAAGACGTGTACGGTTTTGTTTATCTAATAACGAACCTGACCACACAAAGGAAATACATTGGAAAGAAGTTCTTTTGGAGCCAGAAGACACTACCCATAACAAAGACAAGAAAGAGGCGTAAGAAGTTAAAGGTTGAATCCGATTGGAGAACCTATTGGGGTTCAAATAAACACCTAGTAGCAGAGATAGAAGAGCACGGCACTGAAGGGTTTCATAGAGAGATGCTTCATTTATGTAAAGGTAAAGGTGAACTTGCCTATATGGAAGCTAAAGAACAGTTCGACAGGGATGTACTACTTACAGAGGATTACTATAACGGTATCATCGCATGTAGGATAGGCGGCAGAACAGTGAAGAATTTAGTTAAATAAGTGTTGACAAAGAGGGCTAAGTGTAGTATAATATACCTATTATGAACAATATAATACCATTTCCAACCGCACAGCGGCAAGAACAGATAGAGTCCGAAAGAAACTGGGCCTACGAAAACTACAGCGAAGAGTGTGTAGACACCTCTCAATTTGTTCTTATGATGCTGGAGGATTATTTTGCAGAAGAAGAATCTGCATTTGACGAGATGGATTTCAGGGAACCAGAGAATGAAGAATCACGGGATATGTACGTGATTGTAAATCTTATATCCTCGATGTTTATGAGATACGGCGGCCTTAATCATTTTCTCCAAGAGGATTTAGAGGCAATTTATAATAAAATAGAAGCGAGCAAAAATGATATTACTTGATTATAGTCAGATAGCACTTTCCAACATCATGGTGCAAAAATTAAATGATGAAGATATGATCCGTCATATGATACTAAACAGCATACGTATGTACAATAAGAGATACCGAAAAGAATATGGCCAGATGGTTATATGTGCCGATGGTATGAATACTTGGAGACGACAATACTTTCCTGAATACAAAGCTAATAGAAAGAAGGGCAGAGATGCAACTAGTCATATGGACTGGCCTGAAATCTTTCGTATCCTTTCTACAGTCCGAGAAGAACTCATGGAGAACTTCCCATACAAAGTATTGCATATGGAAGGCTGTGAGGCTGATGATATTATTGGTGCCCTTGCTATAAGAACACAAGAGTTCGGTCAAGGCGAACCAGTCATGATTATTTCATCTGATAAAGATTTCATTCAGTTGCAGAAGTATAACAACGTAAAACAGTTCTCGCCTATCCAAAAGAAAGCAGTGGTAGATAAGAACCCTAGAAACTATTTGTTTAATCACATTATGAGAGGCGACTCTGGAGATGGTATCCCAAATGTATTATCCAAAGATGCTACATTTATTACCGAAGGCTCTAGTCAAACTCCATTAAGACAGACAAGAGTTGATGATTGGTTAACACACAGTGATGACCTTAAAAGTCATATGCCCGAAGAAATATACCGTAACTACCAAAGAAACAAAACATTAATAGACCTAAATGAAATCCCAGATACTATCCAAGAATCTATTATAAATAAACATGACAGTCAAAAACTACCTATGAGAATGAAGGTATTAAACTATTTGATTAAAAAAAGATGTACTAACCTGATTGAATGCGTGGAGGAATTTTATAATGCGTAATTACCTAATCTCGGATATCCTTATCGGACAATCCAAAATACACAGCAAAGTCGACAAGATTGCTTATCTACAGAAAATGAATTCTGCACCACTTAGAGATATTCTAAGAATTAACTTTGATGATGATGTCATCTCTACGTTACCGCCCGGTGCACCTCCATATAAGAAAGATGATATGCCCGATGGCATGAACCACTCTACCCTTCAAAACCAGTTTAGAAAGTTTAAATATTTCTTTAAGGGTACATATACTAATATGAATCCTATTAAACGAGAAAGAATGTTTTTAGAGATTCTTGAAGCTATTCATCCCGATGATGCTCAAGTATTCATTGATGCTAAAGATAAAAACCTTAAGTATAAAGGGTTGACTAAGAAACTAGTTATGGATTCATTCCCTAACTTAATTCGTAAATAACTTAACTAACTTGGAGGGCCGCTTATAGACAAACCTTTATGATGATAGATTATCAATCAATTAACTCACATGGAGAAATATTATGCATGTACAAATTGAACGCCTCAAGAAAGATCAAAAAGAGGCAGTATACTATCAGAAAAAACTGAAACGCAAAGGAAAAGAAGTTCTAGCATATAAGATGCAAAAGAAAATAGAATTCCTGAATAGACATATTGAAGATATGAATATGGCGACAGTCGAAGGAAGGTAAGAGGGTTTCGGCCCTGGTCTACGCGGGGCCCTAATTAAATTATGGTAAAATATACTAAAGAAGAACTTGAATATTCCAAAAGAATCTTTAAGTCAGCAACACCTAAACATACCTTAGATTGGTATATCAAATGGGTAGCATCTGTATTTGTACTATGTGCAATGTCTATGAGAGGTATCGACGGTCTACAAATGTACGACCTGAGTTTCTCTGTAGTAGGTATTACATTATGGTTATGGGTATCTATTCTATGGCAAGATCGAGCTCTCATTATTCTAAATGGAGCTGGAATGCTACTATTACTAAGAAACATATTTACAGCATTAATTGGTTGACAAATGCACTACAGTGTGTTATAATATACCTATATTAAATGATGAAGAGCATACATGAACATATTTATTTTAGATAATGATCCAGTGAAAGCTGCACAACTTCAATGCGATAAACATGTCGTAAAAATGATTGTAGAATCTGCACAAATGTTATCAACCGTACATCGTATGGTAGATGGTTTTATGGAACGTAGACCATCTAAATCAGGTTCAATGATTCAATGCTTTAATCTTACTGATGAACGAGAAGATATATTATATAAGGCATGTCACTTTAATCATCCATCGACTGTATGGACCCGTGAAAATTCTGAAAACTATAACTGGCACTACAAACATTTTGTTGCACTCTGTGATGAATATACATATAGATATGGAAAAGTTCACATGACAGATACAAAGTTAAGGCATATATTGAGACACTCGCCAAAGAAT